TGATGTACTTTTCACCCCTCTCTATGGTGGTAAAGTCGTACATAGAACATAACTTACCCAATACTTTGCCCAGTTGCTTCATCAATGGGGATTCGGGACTGATAACTAAAACTAAATCCGCTTTCATAATCGTGCGTATTGTGGTAGCCCGAAGGCTACCGAATTAAACTTAGAATTTCTCTATTTTGAGGTTATCATTAATGATAAACATACGTCCACATTCTAAAACAACGTGAGTATCTGTGATTCTTTTCACTACTCTTACTACATCATCGTGCGATATGCGTGGCGTACCGTCTGAATGACGACCATTAGACAAATCACCTGATACTCTATATCTCAAACCTACTGTAACTTCATTTACGTTCATAATCTTCTATATTACCGGATTAAACTATTCAATTTCTATATCTATAATTTGCAGAATGTTATCTGTAATCATGCTATTAACACTAAGCTGGGCTGACTTTATGCCGTTGGCAACCATCCATCTTTTTGCTCGGTTGATAGCCGACTGCTTACTACTACCATCGGGTATCAATGCGCCTAAATCATTGTAATCGCTATCTAACAACTCAAAGTAATATCGCTTCATAATCTTCTACATTGCGCAGGGCGAAAGCCCTGCTGGTTAAACTTATGCTATATTCAGTCTATTATTTCTCATTGCATTCAGTTCTGCTGCCATCTTGTTAGCAGCTTCTTCTGTATCTTCTAAAGAAGCCATGCTCATATCATAGCCATCTATTACCATATAATAACCTCTTACCTTCTTTACGTAGAACTCATTTGCCTTATGCTGCTTCATGTAACTTGTTGCTTTCATTGCTTTATATCTTTTAATTGTTACTTATACTTCTTTATAACCTCTTGCATTCAACCATGCGATTGCGCCTTTGAGCGTCTTGAAACGCTTGCTGCTTTCTACCGCTGTGCAAGCTGAATAGTTCTTTTCGTCATGAATGAACAATGCACCTTCGTTCTCACCTTTCTTATAACTGATAATATTCATATCTTCTATCTTTTAATTGTTATTACTTCGTTTCTAATGATGCAAAGATAGTATCATTTATAATACAAAATACTATTTATGCGTTAATAAATCATAAAATAGAGTATTATTTATAATACATACTAATAAATAAGTATTTTTGCATCATGGAAGCAAAAGGAGTAATACATTTGGAAATAAAGGCGACTGGGCTACACAGATACTTCGGTTCGCCATCGGCTATGTATGATAACTATACAAGTCAAGAACTCGGAATTGCCCGACAGTCACTTCTGAACTACTGGCAAAAGACGGAGGAACCTTATGAAAATGCTGTTTGCATAATCAGGAAGGGAGAATTAGAACGTAAAAAAAAGACAAAAATAGAATAATGAAAGTTTATAAATATAGAGCCAACTTATTTAATGAGAAAGAGAAAAGGAGAAGAGATACCGAATCCTTACTAAAAAATGAATTTTATGCTGCAAAATTTAAAGAATTGAATGACCCATTTGAATGTTCTTTTGATTTACAGATGAAAGATTCTGATAAAACGACTTTCTATAATTCTATTAACCCACTTGATGTTGGCATATATTCTTTGGGGATGCTGCAACAAGAAGAATTATTTCCGTCTCATGAATTAATGTGGGCACATTATGCAAATTCACATAAAGGTTTTTGTATTGAGTATGATTTAGATAAGATGTTACAAAGTTCTTATCCCGACTTTGATATTAGAAACAAAATAACAGTAATTTATCAGCCAAATATGCCAACTATTGTAAAAGAAGACTTTAATGATATTTTTGGCATCCAAAAAAAAGTATTTGGTACAAAATCATTGGCATGGGAATATGAAAATGAGATTAGGTTAGTATTTCTTGAATCAGGAATAAAACACTATTCCCAAGAAATTGTTACAGGTATTTATTTTGGCTTAAATATTGGTTTAGAAGAACGGAATTTAATCATAAACAAACTAAAAAGAAAAAACATAAAATTCTACCAAATAAATAGAACAAACAACTCATATAAATTATCATGTAGCGAGTTAAATGAGAGTGATATATATAATTATCAAATTATTAGTCAATCAAGTAATATGATTGTTGACAATTACAATGTTTTGTATTTAGGGGTTAATAAAGATAAAATTACAATGCAGAATTTTGTGAACGAATTTCGCAGAGGAAAATATAAACCAACAAATATCACTATTTATGATGATTTACGAGTAGAGAAATGCATAAATAAATGGTCTTCACAAACGACAGAAGAAGAAAAGCAGATATTAGCAAAGCATTGGATTACATATGCACCATTCGATATTGCTCCAATTATTTGGATGTATCCCGAAAGCT